CGGGATAATACAGCTGGGTACAACTGTTCCTACCTACCAGTAGATGACATGAAAGCTTTTGATGAGGCTATGTTTATCTTGCTATGTGGTACTGGTGTTGGGTTCTCAGTAGAGCGAGAGTCAGTTTACAAACTACCAGATATTCCTGAGTTGTCTGATAGTGATATAGTTATTGTTGTTAAAGACAGCAAGGAAGGTTGGGCCAAGTCCCTTCGTACTCTCATCTCATTACTCTATGCTGGTGAGATACCTAAGTGGGATGTGTCTCTTGTTCGTCCAGCTGGTGCTAAGCTTAAGACATTCGGTGGTAGAGCATCAGGCCCAGCACCCTTGGTTGAACTGTTTGACTTTGTTATTAAGACATTCAAGGACGCACAACCAAATGTTTTGTTTGCTCAGAGCCGTAAGCTGTCATCCCTTGAGTGCCACGACATTATGTGTAAGATTGGTGAGGTAGTAGTGGTGGGTGGTGTACGCCGTAGTGCTATGATCTCCCTGAGTAATCTCTCAGATGATCGTATGCGTCACGCTAAGTCAGGTGCATGGTGGGAGAACGACAAGCAACGTGCCTTGGCTAACAACTCTGTAGCATATACTGAGAAGCCTGACAGCTTGTCATTCCTACGTGAGTGGACAGCACTGGTTGAGTCAGGCTCAGGTGAACGTGGTATCTTTAACCGTCAGGCATCTAAGGTACAGGCAGCTAAGAACGGACGCCGTGATGCTAACCATGAGTTCGGAACAAATCCATGTTCGGAAATAATTTTACGAAAAAATCAGTTTTGTAACTTGACAGAGGTAGTAGTACGTGCCACTGATACCATAGGTGACCTAGAGAAGAAGGTTCGTATGGCTACCATCCTAGGTACTATCCAATCTACTTACACTAAGTTCCCTTACTTACGTAAGATTTGGCAGAAGAACACTGAGGAGGAAAGACTGTTGGGTGTGTCAATGACAGGGATTATGGACAATCCGTTGATGACCACGAAGAATGCTGGCTTGGAGAAAACACTTGAGCATCTCAAATCTATCGCTGTTCTTACTAATGCTGAGTGGGCTGAGCGCCTTGGCATCCCTGTCTCTACTGCTATCAGCTGTGTTAAACCTTCAGGTACGGTGTCACAGCTGGTTAATTCCAGTTCTGGTATTCACGCTCGTCACTCACCCTATTATATTCGCACTGTACGTGGTGACAATAAAGACCCACTGACACAGTTTATGAAGGATCAAAAGATACCTAACGAACCTGACGTAATGAAGTCTGACCAGACTACAGTGTTTAGCTTTCCTATGAAGTCACCACCTAACGCAGTAGTTACTGCTGACATGACTGCTATTGAACAGCTAGAGATGTGGTTAGCTTACCAACGTGCATGGTGTGAGCATAAGCCATCGGTAACTATAAATGTTAAAAATGATGAGTGGTTTGAAGTAGGAGACTTTGTGTATAAAAACTTTGATGAGATGTCTGGTGTGTCATTTCTACCTTTCAATGAGCACACATACCAACAGGCACCTTACCAAGACTGTAGTAAGACTGACTATGAAACATTACTAGCATGTATGCCAGACAAAATTAATTGGGAGGAACTATCTGACTATGAGAAAGAAGACAACACTGCAGGTAGCCAGACACTAGCATGTTCTGGTGACTCCTGTGAAATCGTAGACTTAGTATAAAGGAATAACACTTGACTTTTTTATCAGCAGCAATCATAGTACCCATCGTAGTACTCTTCTTAGGTACAGCAGCAACAGGGATACAAACAAAAATTACTGATCTTACTGAACCTGAGGTTGTTCAGCCAGTAGACTAACACTTTCACCTAAGCATGTGCCTAAACTGCTCACCCAATTAATAGATAGGATACATTGATGACCACAGCGCAAACAAAATACAAGAGTTCTTTTACTGAAGGGACTGCAACTGAACAGGAGTTTATTAGTTTACGTGGTGACAACTTTGTAAGAAGGGCTGAAAGAAAAGAAGACATACATGAGCATTGGGATATACTTGACAAAGAACTAGGCAAGATAGATGTTAAGGCACCTAAGCGTCAGTATAGGTATGGCCCCTTAGACTACTCTATTCATTGGTGGGAGTTTAAGAATGTTACTGGCAATAAGGGTTGGGGTACACCCAATGGTGTCAATCGGCACATTGCATTCAGGCTTGAAGATAGCTTCGTCCTTGTTAACCCTGAGGTAGTCAACTCCATACTAGAAGATAAGTGTAAGGAACACTACAGGGGTATCTGGGGATTGAATACTAGGAAAGGACGATCAGACTTGGCTGCTATGATACCAGTAGAGTTTCTTCTTGAGCATAGCTCACACATCCTTGAGGTACCACATGAATAACATTGAACCACTAAGTAAGCCTACTCGAACAAGACGTAAGACAAATTACAAAGGGTCAGACTCTAAGAAAACATCAGGTCTTGTCCCTAGAACAGGTAAACAAAAGGATTTTGTAGATGCTCTTTCAAACAGCAATCAAATATTTGTACTTGGGCCTGCAGGTACGGGTAAAACGTATGTCACAGCAACTTTTGCAGCTGATCTCTACACTACGAAACAGATAGATAAGGTTGTCATAACCCGTCCTCACGTAGCAGTAGGCAAGGAACTAGGCTTCTTAAAGGGTGACCTACAAGAGAAGACTATGCCTTGGGCATTACCTGTGTTAGACGTATTGGAGAAGCACCTTGGAAAAGGAACAGTTGAAACTGGCATCAAGAATGGCAACATTGAGATGGCACCTCTTGCTCTTATGCGTGGGCGTAGCTTCGATAATGCCTTCATAATTGTAGATGAGTCACAGAACATTACCACCCATGAGCTTAAGATGCTATTGACAAGGGTAGGTGAAGGGTCTACCATCGTACTCAATGGTGATGTACAGCAGTCAGACCTTAAAGAAGCTGATGGTCTGTCCAAGGTTATTCACCTAGCTAAGAAATACATGTTGCCTATACCTATCATTGAGTTTGGTGTGGATGATATTGTACGTAGTGACATATGCGCCCAGTGGGTCAAAGTATTTATGAAGGAGAGTTTATGACTGACGTAGTAAACCAGCCACCACACTACGGTAATGGTGAGATAGAATGTATTGACTATATGAAGGACAACATGGATGCCATGATGTACCTAGGCTACCTAGAAGGCAACGCTAAGAAGTACATGCATAGGTACAGGTACAAGGGCAAGCCAATAGAAGACCTAAAGAAAGCCCGTTGGTACTTAGACAAACTCATTACAGAGATGGAATAGAATAAAGCCCCAAGGAGAAATCCAAGGGGCTTTACTTATTTCTTTCGTTTTTTGTTAGCGTTGACTGCCTTAGGACGCCCCGTAGTAGCGAAGCCCTTGCCCTTCATAGCATCTTTACCGTACAGTTCTACATTACGGCGGTCTTCACCAAACTTTTTAAGGGCAGCAGCTTCTTCCTTGCGAAATGCTTTCATGCCATGTGAACCACGATCCTTATACTTTTTGGCGGCTCCTTCCACGGTGGCATTATGTTTATTGAGCATTGCTTGTGTTGCTATTCTACTAGTGGTCATTACTTCTTTCCCTTTTTCTTAGTCTTCATAGCTGAGTCCTTCATCAGCTTACCGTTGGGCATGTAGTGAGAGCCTGCTGGTGCTGGTTTCCTTTTAGTGTTACCTTTACTTTTACCGTAAGCCATCACTTCTTCCTTTTCTTTGCTGTCTTAGCCGCCTGTTTAAAGTTCTTAGCTGTAGGTGCTCCCTTGGAGCCTACTTTCCTCATCTTCTCACCTGATCCAGCGTCTATACGCTTACGTTTAGCATGGATGTTTTCGTACAAACTCATTATGCATTATCTCCTACTTTAAAACACTTAGGTACAGCGTAGTGTCCATTGATTATTATAATACCAGCCATCTTAACGGCATCTGCTTCACATTGCTCACGGGTGTACCAAATGTTACCCTCATTGGCTACCACCACACAGGTAGTAGCTTCAAAGGTAGCACAGGCAAGTACTGCAGCTAAAAACATCTACCACTTCACCTTATTTGCCCAGTATGCAGCTGAAGATTTACCCTTAGCTATATTCTTTTTGTGTCTAGCTTTAAAGGCTTTGTTCCTAGCTGTACCATCTGGGCTACCCTTGACGCCCTTCTGTCCAAACCTAATAATCTTTTCTTTGCCATCAAAACATGCCTTGACAACATGAGATTTAGTCTTATGGTCTGGTGTAGACTTAGGTGTGTTACACTTCATCTTTGCTTTGTCAAGTTTTGCCATTACCACTTCCCCTGTTTAGTACCAGTGAACCACAGTACTGTAATTAGAGTACCTACACCAGCTAGAATTAACAGTGCAATCAGTACACCGTTCACACAGTTATCAAATAACTCTTGCTTCTTATACATCTCATCTTGCCTGATCTTCCTCATCTGGCCCTCAATTTGTAGCACTTCTTCCCAAGCTGATGGCCCGTAAGTCCATGATATATGGTCTTTAATTTCTTTTCTCATGTGTTCCATCTTCTTCTTCTGTGCAAAGATTTCAATGGCGTTAGCACTGTTGTCAGAGAGAGCCTTGTAGAACGGAGGGTTCTTTGCCTTATCTTCTGCATACTGGAAGTCACTGAAGGC